ACAGCACTGGCTTTGGCTTGTACACCTGTTGTTGAACCACTCAATGTTACTGTTGGTGAAGAAATATATCCCGATCCACTATTGATTACATTGATTCTACTGACTGCGCCATTTTTTATGTAAGCACGAGCAGTTGCTCCTGATCCTCCACCGCCAGTGATTTCAACTGCTGGTGGATTTTTGTATTCAGTGCCTGGATCTGCCACATTAATAGCAGTTATCTTATAGCCAATGTTGTCTTTCCAATTCTTATCTGGATAAGAGTTAATATTATCAGCACCCAATAATTCATCGTTAAACACAGTGACCTTTGAAGGTTCAATGTTTCCGTTAATATATCTAGGAGGATAATCAAAATCTGTAATAACAGAATTTGTTGGTTCAGTTTTTTGATATGAACTTACATATTCTCTAATTTTAGACTTGTAAGGTTTAACTTCTTGAACATAGTCTTCATAATTAGATAGATTGTCATTTTTAAAAGTAATTTTTTGTGTTAATTCACCAACATTGTGCTGTGCTTTTACAAAACTGGTTTTGAACACAAAGTCGTTCAGTTTGTTTTCAGAAAGAGCGTAGTGGATGCCAGCAAAATATAATTTGTTATATTCTACTGCTAACTCTTCTACAAATATTCTATCACGCACTGTTTCCAGTATAACTCTTGTTTCTTGAATAGGTTGTCTGTCGTACAATTGAATATCAAAACTGTTTGAATCAAATCCAACGTTTCCGCTGTACACATAAAGTTTATCTGAGAACTGAATTGTTCCGTTTTGTCTTCCTATTGTTTCATAATTAACAGTGTAATCAACATCAGGTTGTGAATCTATTTTTTTCAACAACAACCAACCGCCTGCGCCTATGTTGTTGATTTTTATTATTTGACCAACTGAATCACTAATGCCATTTATTTCATAACTTTGTGAAATCACATGATCTATTGCTGTGAATTGATTGTACCCTTCAGCATACCAATCTGCATAATCCCAATACAAGTTGACATTGTAGGCTTGTATTTTAGATTTTAACCAACCTTCTGTGATTGAATAACTGTAGATTGCCCATTTGCCATCAACAGTGCTGTCCGAAGAAACAAGAGCACTAAATTTTCTGATTTCAACTGTGGCAGTGTTTGAATAGTTTTTGCCTTGAGATAATATTCTAGCACTGCTGATAGATCCATTTGAATCTATAGACAATCCAATCACTCCGCCTTCTCCTGTGCTAGTTTTGATCTTGTATGTAGGAATAGTTCTGTAACCTTTTCCTGGATCTGTAACAACAGCGTTGATTAATTTGCCATTTTCAACTGTGATGTTTATGGAAGCAGGTTTTACTGAACCTACACCAACAAAATCTAAATCTTTTTCTGTATCCACAATCAAATCAAACAAACCAGTATTAATGCTAGGCGCTGGATCAGATTGAGTCAATGTGTCAATGTTAACTTCATCAACAATTAAGTTATTGATCAAAACCGAATTAATTCTTTCAACAGTTTGCTTCAGTGCCTCTTGTTTGTTTGCGAACCAACTCTGTCTTGGCGCTTGTAATGTTCCATATTTTAATTTTTCACTTAAATTAGGATCAGGTATAGGATTGAATTGTTCATCATATCCTATTAAACTGTTAAACCAAACTGATTCAATATCTTTAGGCAGTGTGCTTTCAGCAGAACCTTCAGTAAGCAACGCATATTCTTTGTGGACATTGTTGTTTGTTTCGATTGATTTTAATCTAAAACTGATAATTGTGTCTTGATCTTGAATAAATTGATCACAATTCACAATGGCAAATTTATTTTTGCCAAATATTGTTACATATTTGTAACCTTGACTTCTAGGATTTTCTATCAATTTAGCAACAGCATTGGCACTCAATGATCTTGATTCTATTTCCGGGGTGGTTGTTTTTCCTTTTACCCAGAAGTAATATCTATTAGATAAAACACCTGCCACTTTGTCATAAACTTTTCTTGTCACATAATCTGTTGGATTATCAACGGTGCCAGTAATTCCAAGTGCTTCGCCTTCCGCAGATGCACTTATTGAATTGTATTGAGTTGGAGTGTACTGAGATTCAGTCCATTCATGAACATCTATACTGGCTCCTACAAACAACTTGTTCCAATAAGAATTGTTAAAAATTATTGTGCTTTGATATGGATAGTAATATTGTGCTTTGCTGATATTCCACCAAAGTCTACCTACCTGTGTTTTGTCCCAATGATTTGTTTTATCTATTGTACCTACTGCTGTGTCCATATTGTAGACAGCAGGATCGTAATTTGTTTTATAATACAGTTCTGCTTCTGCAGGTCCAGGAATTTTTCCAAATATTGGATCCACATAATCTAATCTTGTAAGCAATTTATTCTGTGATTTACTGTACAAGAAAATACCATCTATTTTGCTCAGATCAGGTTGATCAATACCTTCACTGCTTTCATGGATACTGTTCCAATTGTTTTCATTTGGTGCTTTTCTAAAGTCTACCACTGTGCCTTTTTGTTTATCTGTCAATTGAAGTTTCGGTAAGCCAACATACACGTGATTATTATTAACTAATAAATTAGTGCCGAATTGATCAAAACTGTTATCATAACTGAATTTTTCAGCATACAATAATGTGTTTTCAAATTTTTCAAAAAGATGAACCGATCCAACATCATACCTTGTGTCTAACACTGTTGAGCCATCATCAACCTGTTGATCTCCTTTTAAGGAAGTTACAGCCAACACATCGCCGCTGAATGATAATGTATTACCAAACTGCTCTGATATTTCTTTGTCTGGACTGGACAATGTTTGATTCAACGTGTAAATGCCAGTGTCATTGTTTACTTTCTTGTAAACATAAACCACTCCCATGTCCACTTGTGATAAATCTTTCAACGGTGAACCCACTGCTATTAATTCTCCATTGCCCGATATACTGACGTCAGATCCAAAATCGATTGTTGGAGCGGAATCCTCCGGTGGGATTATTGTTTGTTTGAATGTGTAGTGTTCACCATGTAGTCTATAAACTGTGACATCTTGTGTGCCATTGTTGTATTGATTGGTGATTACTATGTTAACTCCGTTGGTGTCAACGTCAAATGTTTGAGCAAATCTTATTAATCTACTCTGATCTAGAGTAGAATCACCATGCAGTTCAATGCCACTATCATTGGGAATATATCCTAAGAAGTCAGCATGAGTATCTTGTAAATCCCATAAATTAGAATTCCAACTGTTGGCACTGATATTTGTTTTGGCTTTGTAAATTTGATTGTTAAACGCAACTAATTCATCTTTCAAATAATCAGCAGTATCATCAAATTCACCCATGTAATTTTCATCTACACCCAACCACCAATTTTTTGTAGAATTATACTTGACAAAATAAATCTTGCCTGGCAAGTTGGTTGTGCCATCTCCTTGAGCACTGATAAACGCAACTGTGGTTCCATCAACATCACGCAGTTGTATTTTAGATCCTAAACGCAATCCTGACTGAGTATCTGGAACTGTGAATGCTGAATTATAAGCGTACTGTCCTGATGTATCTTTTTTGTAAACTAAAAAGGCACCTTGATTGGTAAATCCACTTGCTGTGCCCTCTCCTATTGGAATATTGTAAGTTTGAATCCAATCTTTGTTTTGACTGCTAGGAATATTTGCTGTTTGAGGAATTCCTTGAACATTTTCAAATTCATCCCATATCCAATATTCAATATCATTGACAGAATAGAACGCAGGATCTCCAGAAACTGTGATGGCAGACGAGTGTTCAAATACTAAAATGTCTCCATCTGTTGGTCCTGACTGTACAGATTGTTCTATTGAACCAAGTAATCTATCAACTCCTCCGCCTAATCTTTGTATGGTGGAAGATGCTCCTGCATCAGATCCTAAACTGAACAATTTGGATCCTGTTGGATTGACTGTGTTTCTAGCATTTCTAAAGTAAACTCTAATTTTCTCAAGACCTATAAACTGAACAAATGTTACATCTGCTTCAACAAATGTTGTTGTATCATAAATTCTGTGTACGCCTGCTTCAGGAAAATAATAATTTGTGTTATTGTCTGGTTGAGAATCTATGTCTACATAACCTTCCCAAACATCTACAACTTCTTTTACACCATTTGTGTCATCACTGTCTATGTTTAAATCGGCAAAATCAAAAGCATTCTGATCCACATTGTTAAACCAAACACTCATATCATTTGTTGAATTGCTTGAATTTAAACCACTGTCATGAGCAATGTCATAACTAGTTCTCACAAACCATTTGTTGCTCAATATGTTTGTGCCTGTAATCTCCCAACTGTTGTTGGCAGGATTGATGTGATATTGTTGATAATGTGATCCTACTCCAAATTGTGCTTTAACCAAAGGACTTTGTGGAGTTATAGGATTTATACTTTGTTCCAATGAACTAGAAAACCTATTTGTATCTCTAATTTCATTCAATAATTTTATATCTTGTACTACTACATTGGCAGAAATGTCTGCACCTGCATTGGTTGACACACCGGCTCCTATTCCAACTTTCCACCAACCACCTAAATAATCATAATCTTCTGTGTTTACTCTTGTGTAATCTCCAATTGGTAATGTGTCTAACAATAAATTACCGCTGGCAGAAAATATTCCGCTCACATTTTTCAAATACAATATAGTTTTAGCCGCAACTTTTCTAAGATAAACTATGGTTCCTTCAGCAGTATCAGTGCTGACCAAGTTGCCTATTTGTGGGTCTGTCAGTGTTAATTCTATTTGTAAAATTTCATCTACCTTTTCTTGAATTGAAATTTCAGCACCAGAAAACACATTATTCTTTATGGTAGGAGCACCAACTCCATTGAATGGTTGATTAACAGGTTTGTTGTAATTGTTTCGATCAATGGGATATTCTGTACTGAAATCAAGATATTTTAAAACCAATTTATCCCCGATTTTTGTTGCTGTGTATTGATCAGCAGATGCTCTTATCAACAAGTGATCTGTGGTTTCGTTTGGAAATACACTGTCACCAATTAACAGATTAGTAGTTTGGAATCCTATGTTTTCTTTGTAAAAAGCAGAAGCATCTACTGTAGAAAATAAATCGTTAGCAACAGCACCTTCTATTTGATTGGTTGCTCTCCATAATTGATTTTTGTATTGAACAATGTTACCAATATTGTAATTTGATGTAGTATTGTAAATTCCTTTGTATTCTGTTTGTAAGTTGCTGGCAGTTGGAGCACCTATCAACACAAAATTGCCATCTGAAGAAATATCTACTGCCTGACCAAAACTGCTGTTTGAATCAAACAGTTCAAGATTAAACAATGGATCAGATGTAGGAGCCTCTATCACTTGAGACAATCTTAGCAATCCACTTTCAGTGCCTCTTATGAACACATAAATTTTCCCATCTCCGTCTGTTGGTTGACTCACCAACAACGTTGAATTTTGTTTATTTGCGGCAATTACTGTTCCGAAACTTTCGTCACCTGATGTGCTGGTTGAACTTACTTCATTGTGTGTGCTAAACACAAATTTGTTATTAACAATTTTCCATTTACCGTCATCACTTTGATCTATCCAGAATTTTTCATTATCCTGTAATCCTTGATCATTAATCACTGTGTTGATATCATCGATAGATGCAAGTCTGTGAGTGATAAATCTTTTAATATAACCGTTTGCTGGATCCACTGTTACGAAACCTTCTTTGTCCTCACACACAATTTCAGTACCATTTACTGATGTACATTTTAAAACATAATCAGTACCATCCACATTAACAACAAAAATCTCTCCTGGATTCATAACAGCATTGTTCACTGTGTTTACTGTGATAATGTTCGAGTCTTTCACAATTGACGTAGTTGTTTGTTGTGTGGCTATGTACTTGAAAACTGTCCAGGTTTTATTGTAATTTCCAATCCATACATACTCGCCTTCATTTAAATTTTCGACTTTTGTGTCAGTTAACATATCATCGTACTGTGATAATGTTAAAGATATGTCAATCGGATTTACTGGTCCTGCTGTTTTGATATAAGTTTCTCTGTCATACTTGACAGGAAATGGAGTGTGTTGATAATTTTTCGGAGCAAGATAAGTTTGTCCCGACTGTATGCGATATACTAAATCAGTGGCATTGGTAGATGATTCATCCGTTAACTTTATGGGTTGAGGATTTAGTCTAAATTTTGATTCGTCCAATCTATATTCAATTTCATCAAATGTATCCACAGCACCATACTGACCTTTTCTAATAGCCCATTCTTCATAAAAATTTAAACTTTCTTTATCAGCACTTGCCAAAGCATCAAATAACTTGTTGAGTGAATTAGCCGTTCCTTTTTCTCTTATGAATCCTTGATAGAATTTGTATTGACTGACGTCATCATTAATAATGTTTCTTAAATATTCTCTTGGTTGGTATCCTATCAAATGCTGTGCTAATTTTTGCTGTTGACTGTCAAAATTATCTGTGTCTAAATCATAAAAGTCTGCGAATTGATTGGTTTTATAATCAAAGTTAGATAAAAGACTGCTTTGAGGTTTACCATCAAGTCTACGCCAATCTGTGTCATTGAACTCTTGAGTTCCTTTAAGTTTACTGTTTGCTGTGTAATAAAATTCTTTGTGTTTAACCACATCACTCATTGCGTAATCTGTGTATGGAGACCATTCAGTCACTTTGGCTTCATCAAACACAAATCCTGGAATATTTAAACTGCCATCCCATTCGGTTATGTAACCTAACATTTTTATTCTGTCTTGTTTGTACCCACTTGCTGGATCATAAATCAAGTCGTTGAATTCTGTAACGTTGTCGATCAAACACACGTGTTCTTTTTGAACTACAGGTATCTTAGCAAAATATATTCCGTTTATTGTGTTTTTTGTAAACAGTTCAAAAAGATTTGATTGTCTAGTAATTCTTAAATTTTGTTTACTTAAATTATTTCCATCCTCTTTTAATACACCATGGGAATAAAAATTATCCACCACGTTGTCAGTTGTGGCATATTCAGTACGAACTACCAGTTTTTTACTGGCAGGACTTAAACTGATCACAGCACCTTCGTTCCAATTCTGTGTGGTCCAAAACAAAAATTCTTTGGCACTCAACTGCCAATTTGCCACCAATAATGTTTGAGGATCGAATTGATCAAAAAGGAAACCTTTAGACTTCAAATATGATTCATAACCTAATATAACATCAACAATTGATTGAATCGAATCATAAACTGTGCCATAAGGAACTTCAACAAAACTGTCTGTAATAAATTTTTTCCTAAACACAGCAGTTGCTCCGCCTTCTGTAGGCAGTTCAACTAATTTTACAAATTTAGTACTGTCAAATGTAGCATCTGAAATATGTGTTTCGTTCACAGCATAAAATTCATTAGCGTATTTGACATATGCTCCTCTGTCATATCTTTTGTTTTCACTCCAATTCACAAAAGACGCACTTACTCCTCCTACTCTTATCACTGGATCATTGTTTTGTTCAAACACTGTGTGATATCTTACATATGGATCATTTTTATCATATCCTTTTATGCTGTATCCACTGGCTAATTTTTCAATAATTAATCCACTGTAAGTTAAAATTTCAATAGGAGTTGATACGTTATAAACCAATTCATAATTTTCATCTGGCACAAACAGTGTCGTCGAATTGATAGGAGTTTTACTGTCTAACAACAGTTTAAAATTGTTTTTGTTGCTGTATCCTCTTACTTTAAATCCAATCTGTGTCTCAAGACCAATAAATTGTGATTGGTATTCATCATAATTTGTGGTTTGTGAATTTTCAACCACTTCATATATGTAATTGATTAAACCAGATGTTAATTGTGTTTCTTTATCATTAATACTGTTTGGAAATAAAATATCTTTAGGCTTAATTGCTGTTAAAGAATTGTAAACAATTTGTCCACTGGCATTTCTTTTTGTTCTACTTACATCTAAACCAATACCGATTGCTTTGTTTGGTTGATGTAAAATATAACTTTTTAACAGAGCAAATGGATAGTGTACACTTCTTCTCCAGGCATTTTCTATTGGTGCATGATCACCGAATTTGTATTTTTGTTTTGTTAATTGTAATACTGCTCCTCTGGCATAAGCACTATCAAATGGACTTTTTATATTGCCTTCACCGTCTACTGGAATTGTGTTTGATAAACCTGGTCTTTTGTATTTGTCTTTAATAATGATTTTTTTGTTAGGTTCTCTAACAATGCCTTTTTCTAGATCTTGCCATAACACAAGATTATCACCTGTGTAAGGCGCTGGACCATAAACAGTTTGCCACCATGATGGTTCTTCAGTGAAACCCAATATCTCCCAAGGAGCAATATTAGGTCTATCTGTATCATAAGCATATTTGTAGATGCCTCTCCAGAATCCTAATAGTTTTTCTCCTGTAGGAGAAACCATGTTAGAATAATTCCAGGTTAAACTGTTGTCATCTGTTTGATAAGAGTTAGCAGTGTAATCTTCATTGCCAATAAAAGTTAGCCAATCATTAAAATCACTCAGCAATGTTTTGTTGATAGATTCAAACGTAAAAAGATTGGTTGTGTTAGCACGTGGTAAAAATGTTTTGATGCCAAATAAATCTTCATCAAACTCCACTTTGATATTGTTGTAAATTCTTTTCTCTAATTCTAAGATGACATCATCTCTAAAATCATTAAACGCAACAGTGACACTGCCATCATGTCCTTGAATCACATTCAATGGTTCAACAGCCGTGGTATCTAAATATTTTTTTGGAGTGTATTTAGGATATAAACCCAACTTGGTCGGTGTTGCTGGTATGTGACAACCGTTTGTTGTTTCAAATTCGTTGATTATGATGGTGTCATCCAATGTTAATGCTTTGGTTACACTAACAAACCCATCAGAAAAAATATAGTCATGCCCATGTAATAATTGTTCCCCATTCAGATATACATACACTGCTTGACTGCTCAGTGTTGTAAGATTATGATTTTTAGATAGAGCAAAAAATGTATTGCCAACATCTAACACTTGATGTGTGGTGCTGATAAAAGCACCAATACCCAACATATCAGTTTTAAAGTATGGAAGACTGCTGTTGTTGTCTATGTTTAATTTTTGTAAAATTTTGTCAACTATCTGTACTGGAGTTCCTTCAAAACCTAAATCATCCATAGCAGTCACAAATGAACGTTTAAATTTATAGTAATCATTTTGATTTTGAGAAATTGCTGTTATCAAATTGACAGATTTATTATTCAATAAAAATGAAGATAACACCATAGGCCCACTGTGCTGTAAAAATTTTCTACCATATGCTGAAGCATTTGGAAAATCTCTTAAGTTGCTGATGCCTGGTGTCACACCTTGAATCTCTGTTAATTCATTGGTGATTGTTTTCACATGGTCAGTGACCTGCCCCACAGTGAATGTGCTTAATTTTTCATTAAGCGGATTTGCCTGCATATTTGTAGGAAATTCGTAGTGTCCATTTTGATTTTTATCTGTAGCACTTGTGGTTCTAATCAATAATACATCGTCTTTTTTGAGATCTTGATTAAATTTTACATAGGCAACTGAATTTAATCTCAAAATGTACCAATCTACATTTTCAATTTTTTTAATATTGTTTACAAATACATTGGCTTTTAAGTCATTTAAATCACCGCTTTTGTCATAAACATCTATAGCAAAATCATTAGTTTGATCATCTGCCACATATAATCTATTAATTTTTTGGAAACTGTCTGTTGGTGCTTTGGTCCAACCGTTAATAACACTTGCCTGTCCTTGAGCATTGTATTTTTTTAAAAATGCTGATTCGGAATTAAGAGTTCCGCTAACTGCTTGTGATTGATACACATAAGATTGAGTTACTAGATCAAAATTAAAAACAATGTCACCGATGTTTTCAACATTTTGATACTGTAATGGAAATCCCAGTTCAGCATCATTTGTGCCTGAACCCACAGCGTAAGAAAAGATTTTGTTTCCTCTGAAAGAACTATTAGGATATAGTATGGTGTCATTGAAACTGTTGCCGTCGGCGTCAAACAGATCAAATAACGGAGTTTGATTTGTGTTGATTTTTTCCTGACCCACGTTCCAACTGGTATCATAATAATACAATTTGCCTTGATTTTTTACACCATTTGTAACCAACACAGTTTCGCCTGATACAGGATTGCTGTTTGCTGTTTCAACCAAACTGATCTGTCTTGTGGTAACACCGTTATCTTCAAAGTCAATAAATTTTACTTCAAAAATTTTATTTTTTACCAAAGGATCTTGGTCAGCAGTGAATAAAATCTTTACACCATTGGTTACTGCCACACCGTCCACATAAAAACCTTGAGATCCTTCCACATCACTCATTACATCTGTTGTAACTGTGTCAATAAAATCTACATTGCCTTTTGATGTTGTTCCAAAATTAAATAATTTAATTCCTGGTTCAAACTCTATAATGGGTCTACGTGCTCTAGTAGATTGATCTATGGATGGTACTTCACCATTTGCCTCGGCGCTGTTTTCTATAACAGAACGATGAACCCATCTGTTGTGTCTGCTCCATGGATTTCTATCAGCACTGGCTCTGTTGATCACAATGTAATCTTTATTGATAGCATATGAAGTTGCTGTTCCAAATCCCACTGTGTCAAAATTTTGAGAATCAAAAGGTATTGGCACATTGTTTGTAAATGAACTGACAACTTCTAATTCTTGAGCATTGATAAGTTGAATTGACTCTCCAACACCTTCCACATAGTATTCTCCTTCAGCATAAGACTCCGGAGTCACTGTGCCTTTAAAGTTCACTTTCATACCATTAGAAAGAGCAACTCCGTCAGCAGTGGTGTAGTTTTTCTTGCCTGCCACTTCTTTCAATACATCAATAGCAGAATTTTCTTCTATATCGTTTATGAGTATTAATCCCCAAGCATTGATATCGTTAGATGAACCATAGTATAATTTTTCTGGAGCAGAATCTTTAACTATAAAAGTGATTACTCCGTTTTCAACACCTTGAACATCTATTCCATCAGTAACATTGTAAGAATCATCTAGTATTCTTTGTGTTCTAATAACAAAAGGTAAGCCTTCAGCATTTATATCAAACTTGTATGTTTGACCTTTGTATAAATTTAATGTAGGATTTGCTGTTACACCATCTGGGGTAAAAATGTAAGCATAGTTATCACCTTGATCAGATTTTGTTACTGTGTATGTGCTGACAACATTTCTTTGTTGTCCTGTGATTGACACTGTGGATGCACCGTATGGCATCCAAAAATATTCTCTGTAATTAACAAACTTGTCCCAATCTATTCTAGGTGACCATGCATAATATTCTTGAGCATTCATCACACTGTGATTGACCATCGAACTGTTGTAATTTTTAATTTGATTTACAAAGTCAATATAATCACTATAAAAATTTACATTACCAAGATCATCTTTTTGTACCACACTGGGTTCGAATTTATAATTTTCTCTATCAGCACTTACTTCAGGCACATACAAATCGCTAGGATTATAAGCATCTGTGACTTTTCTTCCATAGTAAGCATTAAGTTTTTCAAGAGTACCTTGAGATATCAGTTGATCAAGAGTGCTGTGTAAAAACTTTTGATTTACTGGTGTACGAAAATATTTAGGTAAAAATTCTGACGATTCTCTTTTGCCATTGTCTTTGCCTGCTGGCAAATCAAAATCTTTTTGATTGTTGTCGAAAGCCATTAGTATCCACTACCCCCACTAGAGCCTCCAGTAGAACTTAATGTTCCGCTCAAAGTTGAAGTACTGGTTGAACTGGTTGTGATGTTACCGTCTGCTTTCAACTTGGATGCTGTGATGGTATCTATTATTTCAACGTCTGAAACTTTAGCACCACTTATAAAAATTTCATCATTTTCTGATTTTACTTCAAATAAACTGCCAAAAGATTTAGAACCTTGTTTAGGCACAATTACAAAAGTGGTGATATCTGGAGACAGTTGGTTCATTACATATGTGCTCAATTCTGTGAAATAAAACGTATCGCCAAATTCCCAATTTTCCAAAGCAAAAAATTGATTTATTGCTGTGATCACTCTACTTTTGATGTCACTGTCATTTGTGACTTGATCTGTATTTTTTACAATTTTAAATGTTGCTTGTACATCTGTGTCTGCTATAGAACCAAATAATATTTTGTATTTTACAGGATGATATATCACAGTGTCACTGATTGATTTAATTTTTGCTAAAGGTGTGTTAAAATTGTTGTACAATGAATCACTGCTTGGCAACAAAGGTTTATTTTCAATCACTCCTGCTAGCCATAATCTAAAATTGATGTCATATGTTCTAGTTAAAATGTACATATCAATAATATTTGAAGAACTAGGATCTAATCTTGTATTGCCATCCACAGTGTGTACATACTGAAACTTGATTCCATCTCTACCCACGTGAGCCACATAATTTGTTACGTCAGAGGTTGTATTGGTTTCTGTATTAATCTGTTTGAAACTGTCACTGTCTATGATATAAACAATAGATCCGTTTGGATAATCTCCTATTGCTCCCACAGAAGTTTGTCTAATATAGATGTGTTCTTCAGCGGCATCCACATATTGATAACGCTGTGTTCCATCTGCATCGTTATACAATTTTTGGAAAATATATTTTGTGTTGCTGTTGTTGTTTGGATCCACCACTAGGTTAAAAGCATCTGGATCATCTACTATGCCATCTTGGTCTGAGTCAAACTGTGTCAATTCTAATTTGGCACTGTCTACGTAACCACTTACTGTTCTATATTCTGTTGAAACAGCAAAATTAATATCGTTTGTGAATGCTGTGTTACTGTCAGGCTGAGTGTTTATACTCAACACTGTGATTTTATCTTGTAAAGTAACTCCTGTTTGAGCATTGAAATTTCTATCAGCACTGTCATAAAAGAAACGCACTTCTTTTTTGCTTTCAAACACATATCTTAATCCTCTGTATGTAACAGTGTATGTGGAACCATCACTGATACATTTTATTAACCAACTGTTGTCTAACTGTTGATTGGAGGTGTCTCCAGTTTTACCTGTGCTGAATGTGCCATAAACACTTAAATTGTTTTCGTCAATGACTTGCCATTTACGTGTGGCAACGTCATATCTTATTCCAAAATTATTATAAGCAAAAGCCTGATCGATTATTACAGTTTTAACATCTTCATCAAATTGTTTAGCAAATTTAGGCAACACCTGTGTGGCAATTGCTCCTGTTGGTACCACATCATTGAATTTGATAGCACCTTCTCCTGTGCTAGAATTAGCAACACCGTCATTCAACACACTAACCACAGAAGTCCAAATATAATCTTTAGCACCTGGATGATCAGTATCTCCTGCCATTAAACTATTATCCTGCATGAAGTGTTGTCCTTCTGGCGCAACAAATTTTATCATAGCACCTGGTTCAATATATTTCAATTGGCTGGCTGTGAATGTACCCACTTGATAATCCAACACGTTCACAGCATCAATGAATTTACCTGTTGATTCATTTGTTGATGAAGTAACTTGTTGCCAAACAGGATTTAAATCATTTAAAAATACTTTAGGAAATTTCTCAATGTAATAATTTCTTGTTTGGTTTTTAGATAACAAAGGCTCCAATTGATTTATTATTACACCTTCTATGTCTGTTTGTGTGGAAAAACTAAAAGTGTCTAAATTTTCTGTTTCTTCTTTGTAAATGGAACCATCTGCACCAAAAATATTTGTGTTGCTGTATTTGCCTGTTGAGTCAATCAGATCATAATATCTAGAAATACCACTTGATGTTCTGTTGGTTGCTTTTACTTTTATTATTTCTTGATTAGTACCTAAAGGAGCCACATTGTAATCTTCACCTGTGATCATTCTATTTTGTGTGTAGTAAGTCGCCGGTGCATTCAGTCTGATATTATTGTTAGTTTCTGAAGTTGTGGCATTATCAACAGTGTATTGAAGTCCTAAAGTTAAAGTTAATATTTCTACTTGATTGTTTGAAGAAACATACTGTACATCAATTTGAATATTCTGCATATCAGCAGGTGTTATTCTAATATTTTGATTTTTACTTCTTCTATAATAAACTTTAAAACTACCTTGCGGAAGATTTCCAAACACACCATCTGCAAATTTTAAACTGATAGAATCATCTGTGTCACTCAATACTGAGTAAATGTTTCTAATGTCTTTGGCCGTAGAATTATAAATCACATTGTTGCCAATCACTGAATCAACTTTAGTCCATAAGTCGCTCTCTAATCCTGTTTCAACATCTATTTGATATAACCATACATCTGTGTTGTTTATATTGTTGGCATCAATTGCCACAGTTTGGTTATTTGATGGAACGTCTATGCCAAAGTTTCCTTGGTCTAAAACTCCCTGTCTAAAATGTGCAAAAAATCCTGTGTTGTTGGAAGCACTGCCTTTGCCATCATCTCTGTGTAACAAACTGAAACGTCTTCCTACCAAAGGTGCTTCTTCTGTGATCGAACCATTCTCAAATGATGTCGACACAATTTCAAATGGTAAACTTTGTCCATTAACGGATTTTGTAAAAGAATACACAGGAACATCTGTGCTGTTGGCATTGATTCTGTATTGTGCTGTTGGAATAGCATCAATGTTTTCCGATTTGACAGGATTACCAAATTTTTCATTTTCTGATAGAGAAGCATTCATAACTTTGATGAACTGCTCGTACCAGTTTGGATTGCCTGGATCGTTCCAAGATATCGTCTGACCACTTAAATTTAAATTGTTGCTGTCCACAACATTTTCTGTTGTGCTGATACCCACAATTTTCATCAATCCATTCGCACATTGATTGCGTGTTGGATTGTAACTGATCAATCTTGCCAGTCTTAAAATAGAGTCACGTCTGTCTGCTGTTTCTAAAAAGTTTTCTCTAGCATTTAAATCTGTTCTGAAAGCCAAATTTTGTCCTAGGAAAGCCACCAAATCAATCAGTGCTAGATACTCTGATGACTCAATGTAATCGTTGAAATCTTCTGGATAGTTCTGCCTGATGTACTGGATCATTGTTCTGCGGATTGTGTCAAAGTCGTAACTTTTGAATTCCGCATTTTTGTAAGACTGATACACTCTTTTCCAGTCTTCTGCTAACAGTAATCTATTTTGTCTATCTGTGGATGACATTGGCTTCCTTTGTTATAGCATTATTTATTTGTTTGTATAAACTGAGCATTTAATTCAGTAATCCGTTATTTTCATCAAAAGTCAGTCTCAATTTTTCTGACACATTATATTTGATGTACGTCAATTCTACTTCAACTTGAATGCCCGACTCAAATGGTGTCACAATCACTGTGTCTGCTGTGATTCGAGGATCTGTATCAATAATTTTTAAAATGTCTTGTTTGATGGCTTCTTCCAAATCCGGTGTCATAGGATCGTGTATCACGTCCCATAAAATTGTGCCAAATTCAGGGTTTTCCAATTTTTCTCCCTGTGATATGTGAAAATGATTCAACAAGTCCTGTTTGATTAAACCAATATCATTGAGAGAAAAATTTGTGTTGTCTGGGTTCACAGTGCTTAATCCTCTGTAGATTCTTTGAGTGGCAGGAGATTTGGCTGTTTGAGCTGATGTTACTGTGACTTCTTTGTATAATTTTTTGTGTGCCATATTGATATTTAACCTTGTGGAAATGTCTTATTGCTTGCCGTGACAATTTTGGCTTTGTAGGGAGCGCCATCGTCAATCTGATCTCCCAGCCTTGCCACAAATTGAGCCTTGTGTC